ATTTGACAAATTTTGAGTTTGCGCAAACGCGCCGACACTCAGCAACGTCAAAAAAAGCGAAGCGAGAAACTTTGTCATTGCATAACCCATTCAGTCGCGTTGCAAATCACTCGAACCACCGTAGAACCGCCCCCCGTCGGGGGTCCGTTGTACGTCGCTGCGGTCGAATCGGTGACGAGAGCTTCCACATACTTGTTACTCGTGTTGCTGCATGTGGGAAGCGTCGCCGCGGTGTAGGGCGTCAGTGACCCCGACGAAACGTTGACCCAGGTCGGAGCCGCCGAACCGTTGCTCTGTAACACTTGCCCCGCAATGCCCGCGGCCGTCGATGCCATCGCGGTTGGCGATGAAAAGTACGCGACACCGCCCTGACTCGCGGAGGGCGTGCTGTAGACTTCGATGGGGGTCTGTGCGATTGCTATCGTGATGATCAGCAGGAGCAGCAGCGCAATGATCAAAGCCATTCTAAACATCAATGATAAACCCACTGGTACGTTGACCCGTTGTAATTACAAAACACCGGATCAGTGGCCGGTCCCGTCGTGCTGACCGCGCCATTATAAGAGGGAGATGCGACGCCATTGTTGACGGTTGTGATCTCGCCGACCGAGCCTGCATTACAAGCGGGCAATCCCGAAATGGAGTACGCCGCGAGTTTCAACACAGTGCCTATCGTCACGATGTCGGCCGAGTTGCCTAACGTCACGTTACCCGTCGATGTACCGGTGTTGATGTTGGTGGCGTAATTGCTGCTGCCGTTGAGCGTGATGGTGTTACCAAACACGTACTCACCAGCACTGCCGAAAATATTTCCCTCCACATTAACAGGACCGGCAAATATAGACGCCCATGCGGTTCCTGCGGTAACGTTCGTTCCCGCTACAGGAGCCGCCACGTACAACGTGCTTAAATTAGTAACACTCACTCCCGCATTCGTTGCGTTGAGTGTCGGGCCATTCAACACGTTGAAAAACTCGTTGGCGAGTGTGCCGCTTGCGGTGGTGTCGGTGTAGACCACCGGCGACGTGGTGAGCGCGATGCCGTTTGCGCCCCAAGACGGCTCCGAAAACCCCGACGAAGCGACATTGGCACTCAGTGCCGTAATCGATCCCGCGCCCGACACATTGAAACCAGGGCTAGCAAACGGATAGCCGCCCGACGCAAACACGCCATTGCGAAAATCGATGCCGTTGAGCAAATTACAGGTGTAACTGCCGCATATCAGCGTGAGCAGCGAACTATCGGTGCCGAGCGGCCACTGTTGCCCCGACGCGGTGCTACTGCCGACTTCGATCAAATTTTTCCACGGTATTGAGTTTGACGTGCTGTTGAAGGCGAGAGCCGCATCGTCATTGGTGCCGCGCACGGCATCGGTTGCGCCTTGCGCGATCAGCAATCCATACTTTCGCCCCGCCGATGACCCTGCACTTAGGCTAATGTCGTGTTCGGCGCTAATCAGTTGCGCAAGGTACGTCGCGCCGCTGCCGGTGTAAATGTTGGTGTCAATGCCCCACGCACTGCCTTTAAGAGTTCCTGTCGTGCCGCCCATGCTCGTGCCGACGTTGGTCGTGAACTGCCCATCGACCATGGGACCGACCGTAGTACCGGGCTGTCCCGCCATGAACAGGTAACTGGTGATACCCGTGCGCGATCCTTGCCAGCCTGTCAGCAAGTCATCTACCAGCGAGATTCCGGCACACCCGCCGCCCAAGCTTGAGCAATTGGCCGTGTCGTTATTGATGTAGAAATTGATCGGCGCGTTTTGGCCGCTGGCGGGATTTGATTGTGTACCGCTTACCGTGATGCCCGAACCGTTCGACAGCCCGCCCGTAATCGTCGGCGATGAGATCGTTGGCGTCGCAATCGTCGGCGATGAGATCGTTGGCGTCGCAATCGTCGGCGACGTCGCAAGAACCACCGACCCTGTGCCACTACTTGAGGAAAACGACGTGACCGCCGAACCCGCCGACGTCGTGACAACGCCCGTAAACGCGGGGAACGCGGACGGAGATAGTCCCGTTGCGTTTGCCAGGTTGATCGCACTCGGCGTGCCGAGATTCGGAGTAACGAGTATCGGCGAGTTTGCCTGCACGAACGCGCCCGTGCCCGTCGTGCCACTCGTAAACGTCGTGACGCACCCGACGCTCGTCAGCGCCCCTGACAGCGCGGGTAACTGCGCACACGGCAACGTGCCGTAGATGATGTTCGAGGCGTTTGTCGTGTCGGTCAATGCCGAACGAGCAAGCTGCGAAGCCGTGTAGGCGGCGATCTGTGCCACCGAGCATTGCTTAGTTTCGGTTCCCTGTTGGCAGGCCATCGCTTCGGGGCCCGTCGGCTGCGTCGCGTCGGGCAGGTCGGGAATGTTCACGCCCGTTACTTGCGCGGACGTGATCGAAATCGACGCCAGCAACAAGAGCAGCCATGTCAAACCTTTAAACAAAGACAGGCTCCTAAGGTTGCGGCAAGACGGGCGCCGCGTAGCAGCGGCAGTTCCAAATTTCACCCGGATGATGATGCATGATACGGCCGTTTTCGTTGACCGCGGGCGGATTGGCCCATTCGCAGACTTTGCCCTGCATCGCTTTGTGACCGGGGCGCACGTCCGAATCTTTCGACGTTTCCCACACGTAATGAGTCAGCCCGGCCGACGTGGCGCGAGCCTGTAGCAACACTGTCGCCGTGCGCGCCGTTTCGGTGCGGGCAATCAGCATCGCGCGAGACTCGGCGACTTCGCCCGAGCGCATGATTTCCTTTGCGTACTCTTTAGCGCGGGCCGAGTCCTCAAGACCCTTGAGGGTCAATTCATGCACCCGCTGCGCCGCTTCGAGGGGCAACGATTTGATGAGCGTCACTTGCTCGGCAAGCAATGCGCCCATCACGCCGCCTAACGGCGTTTTCTTGATGTCGTAATGAAGCTGCTGGCTGATCTGCTGCCCAAGCTTGCGCCAGGTGTCGAGGTCACGACGATTAACGTCATTGAGCATCCGCCATGCGGTTCGTTCGGCCCAAGGCGTCAAGGCGTCGGAGTACGACTTGAGCAGGTTGTTAAGAGCGTGCTCCACACCCGCATTCCCTGACTCGAAAGCCAAGACAAGTTCCCCGATATGCCGCGCGACAGACTTCAAAGCCCGCGCGTAGTCACGCTCGGCGCGTGTGATCTTCGTGCGCCGGTTTAACGGCTTCGCATCAAGCGACCGACTTGAGAGGGGGCTTGGGGAAGCCCTCGGCAAGGGACGGTTCTTGTTTAGGTACTTCAAGTCCCAGGGCTTCGGGGGTGGGAGCAGGGTCGTTCTCCGCTTCGTTAATTTCGTCCGACGTGATGTTGCTGTACATGCCTGAATCGTCGGTCGTTGCTTTGAGTTCTTGCAACGCCGTCGAACGCTTGACGATCTGCGCCTCGTAGGCTTTGACTACCGCATCCGTCTTCGTCGCGCCGATCTGTGCTTTCTCAAGCGCCGACACTTGCCACAAATTCTTGAACTTGAGCGACCAGACTTTGGGCGGCTCAGTGCCGAACTTGCTGCGGTACGCGAGATCGTAAACGATATTGACGCCTGGGCCTAACGCCGAGACCTGCTGCTGCTTGATGCGATCGTAGTGATTACGAAGGTCGCTGTCACCACTGTTAAAGCCCGCCGGCGACTGACCGAACAGCACAACCGCAGGAATTTCGAGTGCTCCACATAGCTGTTCGCCGAACTGAATCAGTACCGAATCAAGACCCGCAAACGTGTAAGAGTGTGTCTCGAATTTGTCCTTTGTATCCATGAGCGTCAGACCCTCATTGGTCTGCAAAGCACGAATCATGTTGACGTGCTTCATGATGGCGCGCATAGCGGGGCCACCCGCGGAGATCGCTTCACGCAAGCCCTCGATGCTGTAGGTACGCAGGTGGGCTTTGTAGACCAACTGAGCCGCGCCCATCGTCGTCGAGTCAAACGCTGTTAGGCGATCCCACAACCGCTCAAGCACCGACTGCCCCCACAGATTTTCCTGCACACGACGCCACCACGGCAGCTTCACGCCCTCAAAGCGAAGTACCCGCGTGTAGTGAATCTTCATGCGCGGAATGCCCATGGCATCCGTCACCGTGTCGTAATAACGCGGCTTGCCAAAGTGCGGTCCCATTTCGGTGATGAGATCGCTTAAGCTTGGCGTGACCATCCATCGATCGAGGGGCAACAGGCCGTGAAACTGGTCCTTCGTGACCGTATGCGTTCGCAGGGGCGTTTCTGGGTCCTGCCCCTCGATCATGTACATTGCTACGGCACCGCCGTACAGGCGAGACCATTTCAGCGCGTCGCAAAGCTGCATCCAAATCTGCAAATCGTCGATGTAGCTCTCGAAATCCTTGATCCGGTCGGGCGTGTCGCTCGAATTGATCTCAACGCCTTCGCGCGTCATGTCCTGCGCAACCGCATCGACCGCGCGCCCAGCGATCCAGCTTGAGCCGTAGCACCATTCAAGCTGCGTGCGATTGCGGCTGATCGGGCTAAAGCCATAATGGCCCCCATCCGAGAGATTACCCGCACCCTTGCCGACGCCCGCCAAAAAGTTACGGTAGGAGTCTGCGGTCGCCGCATCCTTCACGAAGGCTTTGGTTGATTTGCGCACGGCCATTAAGATACCTTCAAGGTTAATCCGCCGCTAGGCGCATCCACGTTTCTAGTGACCGGCTTCCCGGCTGATACGCGATCATGACCGCGTCAGCAAGATTAGGCGAACGTGTAGCTTCAGGTTGCTTGTCGATGACGATCTTACCAACCTGATTGATGCTGTACGTTGGCTGAGAAAGCTCCATCGTCAGCAACGTCAACTCGGGCAAATTGGGGTCAATCGAAATGATGTCGTCTGGGTTAAAGTCGAGTTTATCGACAACGGCGCGATGCACTTTCTCAAACCGTAACCGCAGTGCCCACCAGGCTTGCGCTTTCGCGTTCGCGAAATAATCCTTATTCTTGCGCTTCGCGACCATCTCATTGTCGGGTTCCCATACGGCGCCCGACCCTTGAAAGGGTTCATCAAGAATGAGAGATTTCCCCGCTGAGTTCCGCGCTTCGTTGATAACGCGGGCATCGCCGCGAACGCCGGCGCCTAAGCCATCGGCATCGTAGTAAAACGAGTCGTGCCCAAGTTCTTCACAAAGCGCAAACGCCCTTTGCACCGAGCGGTAGATGTCACTGTTCTTACCTGACCACGATTGCAAGAACGTCAACAAGAAGCCGCGTCGCGCGGCGAATGCGTTCTTGTCCGCACCCTCGTCAGCGACGTCGAGGCCCGCGTATTTCAGGCCCGTGGGTTCAATACCAAGCTTCGTATGCGCGCCGATCGCTGCCTGTACCCACGCTGAAGGGATAACAACACCCTCGACCGAGGCCGAATAGTTAACATCAACCTCTTGCGCGAGCGTGACGGGATCGAGTTCCCGCTGCTGCTTTTCGTACCACACATCATCTTTTCTTGGGTCGTCGCGCCACGTGAACGAAAACACCGGAATCTTGCCGCCGAATCGCTTCAACGCAAAGGGGTTTCCCATGCCATTCGGTGTCGAGATGTCCTGTCGACAGTTCGTTGTTTGGGACAATGAAGCGTCGACGAGTTGTGGCCGCTCGACAAAAGCGGCTTCATCGAGAAAGTAAATCGACGTCGAATTGCCGCGGCCGATGTTGTCGCCTGATTCCCCGGCGATGATGGACTCGGTCCCTGGGAACATCATACGCATGTGCGGCGCGTGGAGGCGGTCGTCCCACCCGTCGCGAAACTCGGGTGGGAGTCCGCGCATGAACTCGCGCGCCTTTTGCATGAGAGACTTCGGGTCCCCGAGTACATCAACGTATTCTTGCTTGCGACTGCCGACGCCGATCGTCATGCCGCGATGGAACAAGCAAAGCGTGCAAGAAAGTGCCATCGAGAGCCAGCTAAAGCCCATCTGACGGGTTTTCTCAGTAAGCCCGGGTTCTCGCTTACGCCAGCGGTCGATAATCCAGTGTACCCATTCTCGTTGCTTGGGGAACAGAATAAAGGGCACGTAGGACGGGCGCCCCGCTTCGACGTTCTTAGGATCGAGCGTGATGCCCCAATCCGTTATAAAGTCCGCCGGGTTGTCGCGGTAGTAGGTCTTAAGCGCAGGCAAACACAGCGGCTCACGACGGATCCGGTTCAGCCGGTCGATGCGTTCCTGAAAGATCGCGACGTAGTCAGGGTTATGCCAATCAATTCTCGCCACGCATGATCCGCTGGTAAATCTGCGCGGCCTCGACGGGATCGTTCGTTACCGTGTTGATCTGCTGAAGGGGTCCACCCTCGGGACCTGAGATTTCAGTCGAGATGCGTTCACGGTACTTCGCGGGGTCGCGTGCCTTGAGCAAGAAGGTCAATAGTGTATCTGAGTATTTGCGAACGACACCACACTGCACACCCTGATAGAACACAGGCTCATCAAAACCTTGGGCGGCGCGCCGCAGAGCTTCGTCCTCGAGCGCCTTCGTACCGATCTGCTCCGCTTCGTCCCAGGCTTTGCTGAAGGCTTCATCTTGCCTTTTCATCTGGTACAGAAACACTCGACTGAGGTCCGCAATAGCAGCAGATTGCGTGACGTGACCCGTAGCCGCAAGCATATGGAGAAACTTTTCACGGCGTTTTAACGTAAGTTTTCTATAAACTGCCATGATTGTTTATACCTAAATCCTCCATCAAAAATGCGACCCCGCGGAGTACGCGGGGTCGGTAAGTCAATCTTATGTGAACCGCACGCTATCACTCGACGCAGTAAGAAGTAAATACCCCGATTGCGTTTAATTTCTACAGTGTTTCTCGCGCAAGTTTAATAATTAGCGATTATTTCCGCAGCTACGCGCGTGAAGCTATCGCTTTCTCACCATATTCTTGGTTAATTTCACGCGCTGCAATGAACTGCTTGAGGGCGGCAAGCGTCGTGAAATACTGCGCAGGAGTGAGCTTCAAATACTCTTGCCGTACATGCAAGGGTATCTCGCGCCATACATAGTGCATATGCATGACCTCCCGCTGCTGGGGTTCCATCGTCCGGTACGCTAGATGAATGATGAGTGACATGCCCCGATACACCTCGGGGAAGTTCTGCGGGTAATGCCCACTTTCATCGACGGTACGCTTTTGACTCGCGCCCTCGCGTTCTTCACGTATGGCACCCAATGTACAGCGCAGTTTCCCGATTCGTTCCTCGGGCTTTAAGTCGGTAATCCCGAGTATTGCGCGTCGCTGACGTGCCCAATCAATCGCTAAAACATCGACATCGTCAGAACGCCTGCGCATGCGTCACTTGCTACCTGTTTTACCCATATTTATTCCAAACTCCAGCGTAATTCCCAAGCTACGATTTTTTGCAAAGGCGTGCAACTTACCTTCTGAAGCAGCGAAGCAGTATATAAATGCTTTTTCAAAAACAAATTTCATTTTTTTTATCGGACGAGTTCGAGATGCTTCGCTGCTTCATAAAAATAATTTCCTTATTTCAGTCTATATATAAAGCACTTTCCTACGTATGCACTTCTCCACCTATTTAACTGCTTTGCAGCGTTACAAAACCGCCGTTTATTGCTATGCAGCAGAGTTATCCCCGTTATCCACAGAAATTTGCATTGCAGCATTTTTACACTAAATTTCCCACACGAAGTTTCGCTGCTTCGCTGCTTCACGACCGCACGACGCCCAATAAAACTCCATAAATTAAGCACTTTTTTGTATGCACTTCTCAACCTAAAAACCGCATTCAAAAGTGCTTCGTGTCGACAAAATCTTAATGTTAAGAATGCTTAATGTGTCAAAAATTTTACCTTGTGACACACTTTTTAGGTGTTTTTCTTCTTGACTTTTAGGAATTGCACTTTCTACACAACCGCTGTACGCTCCCGCACTCACAATCATTTGCAAGGACAAAAGGACGAGGAGCGATGGACGATCTGCTCGCAACATACCCTCATAAGCATCCGCCCTTCCCGCAGCAGGCAGAGGCTCTTGCTCGCTCGCTTACGAAGCGGTACTTTGCGCTGTTCATGGAGCAGGGAACGGGCAAGACGAAGGTCATACTTGACACAGCCTGCCTGCACTTCCTCCGCGGCAACATCTCTGGGCTTCTCGTTGTCGCCCCGAACGACGTACACGAGCAGTGGATCATCGAGCAGATTCCTGAACACGTCCCCGACATCGTCAAGATCCGCGCCTGTGTCTGGCGTACGTCGTCTGAGCGCCACGTTCGTGAAGCGTACACACTCGTGCAGAAGCCCCTGCCTAATCGTCTCTCAGTGCTTGCTATCAATCACGAAGCTCTGTCGATCAAAAAGGGGCGCGACATCGCTAAAGCATTCTGCCGCGCCTACAAGACGTTGCTTGTCATCGATGAATCGGATCTTGCGATCGTGACGCCGCGCGCGGAACGCACGAAGGCGCTCGTGCATCAAATCGGGCCCCTCGCCGCGATGCGTCGCATCATGACGGGGACGCCTGCGGAAGATCCTTTCGAGTTGTATGCTCCCTTTAATTTCCTGCACCCTGACATTCACGGGTTTAGCGATTATTTTGAGTTCAAGCACCACTACGCAGACTTCGAGACAAATCACGTCCGCGCTAAACACGGCAAGCTTGCAGGCAAGCTCATCAAATACGAGACATTCAAGAATCACAAAAATGTCGATGAACTGCATGCAAAGCTTGCGCCCTACATCTACCGCGTGCGCAAAGCAGATTGCCTTAACTTACCCCCAAAAATCTATTCGACCCGTATTGTCTCGCTGACGAAAGCGCAACGCGCAATTTATGATGAACTCAAAGAACAAGGCATTGTACTTATCAAACAAGCGAACGGGCGGCGCGAATCCCTCGACGTGCAGGCGCTTGAGGAGGTGGAGGAAGATGATCTAATCGAGCGACTTTCGTCAAAGTCCCATCGCACCACCGCAGCGCTTAAGCTCACGTTGCTCCTGCGTTTGCAGCAATGTGTGGGCGGCTTCTTGACCGATGACGAGGGTACGACGAGAGCCATCGACAGTACCCCGAATCCGCGTCAAGAAGCCCTTCTGCAAATCGTGCGCAACGCCCTCGCAGGAGACGCAAAGATTTTGATCTGGGCCTGCTTTCGGGCTGAGATGCAGCACCTGCGTACACTACTGACGCAGACGTTTCCCGACGTGCTGACAGAAGCCGTGCATGGCGGCACGCACTCACGCACAGCAAAACAAGACATGATAGCTGCGTTCAAAGACCCTTCGCACCGCTTAAGCATCCTTATCTCCCATGAGAAGTCGTTAGGCGTGGGGATGAACTTCACGTCGGCACAGACCGTTATCTTTTACACGTCAGGCGCGAGCGGGCGCAGCCGCGTGCAAGCCGAAGACCGTTGCCATCGCATCGGGCAGCGAGGCGCCGTGAACATTTACGATTTTAATGCACAAGCGGTCCCTATCGACGCAAGGTTGCGAGAATTTCGACAAGGGAAACTTGATTTCAACGCGACGGTAATGGGATGGACAGTCGATCAACTGAAGGAGTTAATTTAATCATGCTGCTACTCATACGCCGCCCAGGCGAATCCGTTTTCCTACACGATAAGAGGACGAAAGAACTCGTAGGCGAAGTTAAGATCATCGCCGCGAACTCCGGGCAGGTTCGCATCGGCTTTGAGTGCCCCCCTCACATCTCGATTGAGCGTGACGATATCAAGAACCGCAGGGAGGAAGTATGAATACGGCATCCCTCGATGCAGAGATCGAAGCAGACATTGCGCATAATACCGCGCCTCTCGACATCTTGTCTAAGCTTCGGGGCTCCGCCGCAGAACTCGTGATGAGACAGCGTGAGGTGCGGGAGCTTACACAACGACTTGAGGCCGCGCAGTCGGAAGTCAAGCGCCTCTCAGAGGAAGTGCTGCCCTCATTAATGGACACGGCAGGACTCAAAGACTTCACGCTTGACACGGACGATCATCTCGAACGCACACAAGCTGTGTTTGCGTCGATCTCGCAGGAGAATATGCAAGAAGCGGTCGCGTGGCTCGATGCCAACAAGTACGGCAACATCGTCAAGAGTGAGTTCCGCATCCCTCTTGAGAAAGGCGATGAGGCAACGAAAAAGAAAGTGCTCACGCTACTGCGCAAAGCGAAGATCGACTTTGCGCTGACGAGTGGTGTGCATGCATCGACGCTTAAGGCATTCGTTAAAAGGTCACTCGAAAAAGGAGTAGACCTTCCCAGGGCAATTTCTGTGCATGTGCAACCTAAAGTTGATTTGATTATTCATAAACCGTAAAAAGGAGCAGTGAGTGATGGCTACGAAGAAGGAAACAAAAGAAGTGACCCTGACGAAGAAAGAACCAATGCCGAAAAATGCGCTCGCAGTCATCTCGAAAGACTTCGAGAGTGAGTTGGCGGAAGACAGTGGGCGCGGGTTTGAGGAAGCAACACGCGATGCCTTCGCGATACCCTTTCTCAACATCCTGCAAGACCTCTCCCCGCAAGTGAAAAAGAAGATGGCAGGGTACATTGAGGGCGCACGCCCGGGTCAGTTTTATCAAAGCGTGACCCAGGCACTGCATGATGCAGTGCGCGTGATTCCCTGTCACTTCTCGCAAGTGTTCATTGAATGGGTACCGCGTAACAACAAGGCAGCGGACAACAAGAGCGGTTTCGTTGCGGTGTATGATGCGATCGAAGGCAGCGCAAAAGCGAAGACTGCTGTGCGTGAGGGCGGCAAGTTCGTGCTGCCGAACGGCAACGAACTCCAAGACACGCGCGAGCATTACGTGCTGCAACTGCTTGAGGATGGGTCGACGCAGCCCGCGTTAATTGCGTTGAAGTCGAGCGGGATCAAGGTGTCGAGGCGCTGGATGTCGCAGATGCAGACGGCGGTGCTTGAGATTGGCGGCCGCGTTATTCCTGCGCCGATGTTCGCGTGGTCATACAAGCTCGGGTCTGAGGAAGAGGCGAACGATCAGGGCAGCTGGTATCAGTGGACGGTCACTGACCGCGAGCGTGTCACTGACATCGAACTGTACCGCCGCGCGAAGTTATTTGGTGCCTCGATGGCGCAGGGCAAGGTAAAGGTTAATTACGAGGAGATGGCGCAAGCTGTCGACGCAGAGCGTCGTCCTGTCTCGCAGGGTGAAGTGCCTGGGGACCTTGATAACGAAATGTAATACCTAAAACGACAGCAGGGGTCTTATGGCGCCTGCTGTTTCTTTTGCTTCTACTCAAGGACAGCAAAGAACAAACAAGCATGTCGATGAAGGTAAGTTGGCCCGATAAAGCCTCGAATCCGATTGGGATTTATACGATTTTCGACACTGTGTACCCGGGGCGCGCAGAAACGCACGAGTACAAGGATAGACCGTGGTCGGACATTGTGCGTCGTGTTGCAAACCCGCAGACCGCAATAAGCAAGTCGGCGTTGCCCCTTATCTCGATCGCGCAATACGGCACAAAGCTCTCTGAGAAGAACTGTGTGCGGCACAGTGCCAATGTGCTTAAGGTGTATGGCATCGAGATTGACTACGATCTTGAAGTCATGTCGATCGCAAAGGCTGCTGAAATTTTGCAGGCAGCAAAGCTTGAATCAGTTCTTTACACGTCCCCGAGCCACACGCCCTCCGCCCCCCGCTGGCGCGTGCTGCTGCCCCTCTCAATGGGGCGCGAGGGGTCAGAACGACGCGATCTTGTGGGTCGTGTAAACCGTCTGCTTGAGGGTGTTGTGTCGCGTGAGTCGTTCACGCTTTCACAGAGCTTTTACATTGGGCAAGTGCAAGGCGTCGCATACGAGTGCCTTATCACGCACGGTCGCACAGTCGACACGTTGAACGTGCCTCCTCTTTACCCCGTCGATGCAAACAATACAGGTGAGTCGCCCATCGACGAGACGACCGACGCCGAACTGCGTGAGTCTTTCATCAAGGGCATTGACCGTTACCAGGCGATGCTGAAATTATCTTCACGCTGGGCAATACGCGGCATCAAAGAAGATGACATTGCTGCGGCGCTCCATGCGCTGTTCGACGATGCGGGGATTGATCCGAAGAACAAAGACGGTATTAACCTGCGAGCGCGTGTTCCTAAGATCGCAAAAAGCGCGTGGAGCAAGTACGGCGAGACGCGCGCAAAGTCGAACGGACAAGACCACCCCGCGCCTGAAGGCGAGTTCGAGCAGGGACCGCCTTGCTTGCAAACGCTCGCAAATTTAGGCTTCCCCCCGGGGCAGTACAAGGATGCACTGTTCGCGATCGGCATCTATCTCAAGAAGCGATACCCTGATGACTGGGAACAGTACGTCAACCTTTACAACGTCAAGTATCTCAAGCCTGCCCTCTCTGATGAAATCGTCGCCTCGACCATCAAGGGCTTGAAGCGCAAAGACTACAATTACTCATGCACGAAAAAGCCTATTTGCGATCATTGCAATAAGCTTCTGTGCCGTACGCGCATGTACGGCGTGGGGCAGGAGGAATGGTCGATTGCAATTGACCCAAACTCCGTGTTCAAGATCATGACAGATCCTCCGTTCTGGATCATCTCCATCAGAGGTCACCGCATACATCTCAATGCAGATGACTGGTCGAGCCAGGTGCTGTTTGCAAAGAAGTGTGTCGAGCATATTGATTATTTCCCAGGCAAGCTTTCTGCTTCGCGCTGGCGCGAGACCGTCAATGCCATTATCAGCAGTGCGACGCCGATCGAAGCGCCCCCCGAAGCCTCTGCGACGGGTGAGCTTGAATATTACCTTAAGCAGTTCTGCACGGTGCAAGCGCAGGCAGAGACGAGGGAGGAAATACTCACGGGCAAACCCTTCACGGAGGACGGGGTCACGTATTTTCGCAGCGCGGACTTTAAGAAATACCTCGAGTCGCAACACTTTAGAGCGATTACGGGGCCGCGGCTCTATACGCATCTACGCACGATCGGTGTCGATCACAAGCAGATGAGAGTTGCCGATGAGATGGTGCGCGTGTGGTCGGTTGCAGAGTTCAAGCGTGTCATTGTCGATATCAAAGAACGCGTACCTAAGGAAGATGACGGAGCCATGTAACATGAAATGCCCAAACTGTGATTCTGATTGCGATGCGACCGCGTGCCCAAACTGTGACTATGTGGACTCCGCTGCCGATTACAACGTGACGTGTGCACGCTGCGGACGTGTTGGGCTTGCATCTCAGTTCATTATTGAGGAAGCCGACGAATGGGAATGTGTGCCGTGCTTCGAGCGTTGCGAAGCGTGCGAGGATTAAAGTGGAACGGCTCATTCTCTTTGGGCCCCCGGGCACGGGCAAGACGACGACGCTCCTTGAGTACCTTGAGCGAGAACTGACGAGTGGCGTACCGATTGAGCGCATTGCCTTTCTTACATTCACACGGCGGGCGCGACGTGAAGCGGTTGAACGTGTCGAGCAAGTCCTCTCTATGAAAGCGAAAGACTTGCCGCACTTTAGAACGATTCACTCGATGTGCTTTCGCGCGTTGCGCTTGCAGGACGGCGACGTGATGACACGCAAGAATCTTACAGAGTTCGGGACGTCGATGGGGCTGACTCTCGGATCTTCGGGCGTGAGTGAACTCGCGGCTGAGGGCTTGTCGTCTGAGTCTGAGGGCGATCAGATGCTTGCCCTTGATAATCTCGCTCGACTGCGAGGCGAGCCGTTACGCAAGACCTGGAACGATGCGAGGACGCACCTAGACTGGATCAAGGTTGAGCATTTTGCGAAGTCTTACGTTGCTTACAAAAAGACAAAGGCCGTGCTCGATTTTACGGACGTACTCACTGAGTTCACGCGCGCAGGATTGAAGCTCGATGTTGATGTTGCATTCATCGACGAAGCGCAGGATCTTGCCGCGTTGCAATGGTACGCGGCGCTGTCCGCGATCGAGAGCGCGAAGCGGCAGTATGCGGCGGGGGACGATGACCAAAGCATCTTTAGGTGGGCGGGCGCCGACGTAAAGTTTTTCATGGAGTTGCCTGGCGAGCGTCGCATACTCTCGCACAGTTACCGTCTGCCTGAAGCCGTGCACGCACTCGCCGCGAAAGTCGTCAAGCGCATCAAGGTGCGTGTACAGAAATCATTCAGCCCGCGCGATGCGAAGGGGCTCGTCAAGTATCACGCTCACCAAGACTCACTACCTCAGGCCGCGCGTGCCGGAGAATGGCTCTATCTCGTGCGCAATCGCTACCTGATGCAAGGCTTGCGGCAGAGCCTCGAGTCGCGCGCGGTCGTCTACAGTCAGCACGGTATGACAAGTATCGTCGAGTCAGAGCGCAACGCAATCTATGATTGGGAGCGACTGCGCGCAGGCAAAGCGGTGCGCGTCGATCGTCTGCGCGAATTGTACTCATTCTTAAAGACTCGCACGCAGCTTGCACGAGGGCACAAGTTGCTCCCAGGGTTGCCTGATGACGCGGAACTGTTGCTCGTCGAGTTGTACGAGTTCCACGGGCTGCTCGTGCGCGGCTCATGGTTCGAGGTATTCTGCGAGATACCTGATTGGCGCCGCGCCTACTACCGCGCTCTCCTGCGCAAGCACAAGACGCTCAAGCTTGACTCTCAAGTGCAGCTTGAGACGATCCACGGCGCGAAGGGCGCCGAAGCCCCGAATGTTGCACTGTTCCTCGAACAGTCGCGTCGTGTCTGGGATGAAGCGCAAACGAACCCCGACGACGAAACACGCGTGTGGTACGTCGGCGTGACGCGAGCGCGCGAGGAGTTGCACATCATCGCCTCGGGGAATAGGTGGGGGTACATGCTGTGATTTTCGACGTCTATTGTAGGTAAATTTAACTTGACTTCTGAAATGTGGATAACCCTGTGCATAACCCTGTGGATAAAATACCTAAAAACGGCGATCTCCGCGAACCGATACGAGACTAGGCACCCTTACCTAGAACCGCTCATATACCTTCTACGTGCGTTATACGAGGTGTTTTTGTAAGTTATTGATTCTATTAAGACACGGTTTATTGCGTCCGTTTGCAAGCTCATAAAAATATTGAAAATACCGTGAAAAAAAGCTTGCACGCTGCTACGGATTTACCTTAATCTACATCCGACGAGACGAGTTGATGACGACGACGATGACCGGAGCGGCCTCGACGGGACGAACGTAGAAGAGGAATCCGATGGTCGAATCTGATCCCACACACACCGGCTGTTTACCGGTTGAGGGAAAGGAGGTAGGGCCAGCAAGATAACCCGCCGTTGGTTGGAACGATTTCCGACTACTCGAAAAGAGTTGCAAGGGTGCGAGGTGTCTGAAATATGCGGCACTGACCCACAAGCTCTCACCTACGCCTTTTCGAGTAGTGTGCTTAGGCACTGACCACTCTAAGAACAAAAGCGAAACGACGCTCTATATAGATGCGTCGTCTGCGTGTGATGCACGCACTGATGAGCTTATCCAACTTATACAGGAGATTAAGTAACATGAAGCTGACCCCTAACGAAGTTCGAGTGTTGCAGGCAATCGACGCCAGCGAATACGGCGACAACTTGCTAGACTCGGTTTGGTCTTTCACGATTGCCGATCACTCTGATTTGGCCCCTCGATCTATCGGAGGCATTGTTTCCTCGCTTTCAAAGAAAGGCATTACCAAAAGCTCTGGGTACGGCAACGAAGAAACTATCCGATTGACTCCGTACGGCGTCGGTGTGTACTACGCAACGGTCGGAATCAAAAACGCCAAGAAAAAGGCTTAAGGTCGAAACGCTCTTATAAGAGCGTCGCAGCGTGACGCGCTGCCTGATGAGACCCCAGACAATTTTAAGGA